TTGTTTAAGTAGTTGAAGAATACGAGCAAACCGAACTGATAAAATGGCGGTATCGGAAAAGGATAAATCGCGATAGTTATGGAAATAAAAGAAAACTAGTTCTTCTTGAAAGAACAAATTAGAATCTTGTGTAGATTCAATCGTTGGAAAATCGGTGGACGAGAACAATTCCATAATGAAAAAGGTGTAATACTATACATAAAAGGCGAATTGCATTTAAATGGTTTATCTAGAAACAGAAAGAACGTTTTTACGAGTTTTCTTGGGCTTGTGCTGCCGGCGTTCAATGTTAATGAGTTGTTCATTGTCATTGGAAATGCGAACTTTTTTAGTATGTTTATGCTTTACTTCACTTGTGGTGGATATCGGTTTAAGAATGGATTTAATTGTATGCGAATGAGTGTTGGTGCCATTGTCCGCTTCTTTATACATAAAAAACACGGAATTTAAACTATGAAATATGAAGATAGACGGTGGGATAGAAATTTCATCAACAATGGGGAGAACCTTAAAGAAAGATTTCGAACTAGTGAGGATATCAATGGTTTTAGAAAAGGATTGTATATGTTGTGGTTCTAAATCAACGTGATATACAAGTACGTCACTAAGTTTGTATTTTTTGGAGGCGGAGGTTTTATTTGTTTGTATGATGCCGAGTACAGAATCCCTTGAAATGCAATTATTAATAACGGGTTGTTTTTTACAAGTGATTTTGTCAATGTAAGAGTCTTTATTGATATAGAGCGAGTAAACATTAATTTCCTCTACATTTTCTCTACAATAATTATTTTGAATATTTTGTATCCGTTGTTGTTCATTAATCCAAGAAATATCTAAATCGGAATCTGACGGGTTATTCATAGTATGTTTTGAATAAGAATATAAAAAAATTTATACAATTAAACACAAAACGATTTAAACGTGACGCGTTGATATATAGAGTCTCGGAACAGCAGAATCGTATGTATTAAAAACATAATAGATTGTGTGGCACAATACAAAAAATACGTTACTATGTTAACAAGTATAATGTGTCGTAACGCTTTCTCAAATTATGTAATACAGAGTGTTGTATGAAAATACATATTAAGTACAAATAGTACAAATAAAGACAAAATCGAACTATCCGAGACAGCAACCTATAAAAATAGGTTAAACTGATAATGGGAAATGGGAATTATGATGGGTGTTGCATAAAAAAGATGACAAATGTAATCGATTACTGGGTGATAGCAAAACGGGAGTAGCAATTTTATAAAATTGAAAAAGGTCAATTCTATAAAAAGAAAGATAATTAGATTAATATATAATATACGAAGAATAGTGAAATGTTACCTCGATATTCATCCATATGCATACCTCGGGTGGATGCAAAGATAACAAGCGGTTATATATGCAATACAATTAGTAATTTAAATATAGGAGAGATCGAACGTATAAATGAAATACCTCTACGTAATGATCCTGCATATAAACGTGTAATAATAACAATGAAATGGGATACGCAAAGCGACGTGGCTAAATATATTCAAAATAAATTTAATGAAATAGGATCAGTAAAGGTAGTGCACGACATGCCTTGGTATTGGAAGATATGTCCAGCTCGGTAATATCGAAATGGATCAATGGCGACGAGTATATTCGCTGATAATATCTTTAAAATACGGATACAAAACAGGCGTAATATCGTCCAAATAATCATATGAACAGGTAGGCGGATTCCAGTAATAACATAATAAACAAAACCACCACTTATTTCTTTTTTGTTCAGCGAATGCGATTTCTCTGGTGAATATGGTTTCCATAATACTATACGTATATTGAAACTCAATAATTTCCTGTTTTATTTGATCTTTCATTTTATAAAGGTATGCGATTCGTTCTTGTTCGTGAAGTTTGTTATGACGTGCAGTTTGCGTGGGAGGAATATTGGTAAGTTGCAATTGACGACGAATAATTCGGTCTTCTTTGTCCCAGCGATATAAAATATAATAAATTTCGTTTTTAATATCGCGTAATTTTTCAATCAAATTTTTTTTATACAATTCCGTTTTTTTTATAAAAGAAAATATATTAATATGTGAAATAATAGGAAACAAGGATTTAATTTCTTCTGGTATGAGAACTGCATTTGTAAGTTTATAATCGCAAATTTTGGTTTCAACCTCGTTAAACTTAGACAATACAAAGGAAGCAGTATCAGATTCTTGTTGTATAATCCGAAGTTTGCTACTAGTAAGGTCAAGCGAGGTTTCGATATTATCAAACAAGGATGCGAGTAATGAAAATTTCTCAACAGAAGATTCAAATTGTAAAAGATTCATTAGCGAAATAAATAATGTAACGATCGCATTTAACCCCGAAATAATTCCAACATTCCACGATTTACATTCAACAAAGGGTGAAATAATGGTAATGAAGGCACTAATGAGTATTGCCGGAATAACGAGGCAGCTTAATTTATGCTGGGTAATAAGTTTGGATTGTATATAAAGGTTTTTTTGACCTTTAATAAAGGTAGTTAAAATATCAATTTCGCCAGAACAGAGAGAATTACTATTTTGCGTATAATATTTGCGAATAGATTGCTCAACGTCTTGATAGTTAAGTTTGTTATAATGCCGGCGATGTGATTTGCGATTTGTCAGGATATTGTCATTGTGTATGACGGCAGTAATGTTCGTATGTTCGGATTCAAACTGTGTATGGTTTCCATTATCACTGATTTTAACGATTTCACTTTCATCATCGCTATTATTATTGCTGTTACTGTTACTATTACTATTACTATTACTACGGCTACCCCGATTGCTATCTAGTACAGATAAAACTGGACTATTGCTAGATGCATTATATTGAATAAATCCATCATTTGGAAGTGTGAGTTGATGTGTATTTATATTACGAACCCGTTCAAGGTCTTTGTTGGTAAGACTCATAAAATGATTATCTGTGTAATGAACTAAATTATCCTCTTCTTGTACGTGACTCATATCAATAATCACTTCTTCTGTATTTATTATATTGATTTTAACGGGTGTATCTAGTAGATTATGATTATCATTCGAGGCAGAGGATGAATTGCTGTCTAATCCATTATCATCCGAATTTGTTCTATGTGAGAGGGGGATAGAAGTATATTGTGAATTTTCATTAAGGTGATTCGAATCCATATAGTAGATACAAACAAATACATTTTATATTTATGTAAAAATATATAATAAACGAGAGAACCACGGATCGTTTATTTCATAAAATTGATTGATTATGTAGTGCATATATTGTCGGTAACTAAAATGCATCCAATCGTCCCAACAGACAAGCGATTATATCGCAAACAATTATGTGAATATAAAAAGCAGATGCGCAATCACATAATGACGAGTAGGTTTAATACAAATACGTGGAGTGAGAACGAAAGATATCGTACAACTCATAAAAATGTGGGGTGTGTATATTGTTGTCCAGATCCAATCGCAACAATCATTCCACGGGAGACAATAATGTTTGTATTAGAAATGAATAACGACACAAATAAAATAATGGGTGTGGGTATGGTGCGTAACCGACCAATAGTGAGTAAATTACTAGTATATTCAAACGGTAATTATAATCGGTATGTTTATGTTGGAAAGACACGAATAAATCGTACAGAAATGTCAGAGGATGAAGAACGCATAATGAAGCTATTTGACATTTTATGTTTCAGCGGAAATAAGCATATGAAGCGAGGTCAAGGATTGAAAAGTTTTCCGTCAGATATGTTATTAAAAATGTCGGTGCGACTCGATTTGGTTAGTTACATAGGAGATATGTTTAAGACCCGAATAAAAAAAACAGAAACACCGAGAACAGAAACACAGAATTGATTTATTGATTTAATAACAACAATAATATATAGACTTTTTAATATTCCAAATATAATTATATATATATTAACGTAATGAATAATAATCTCGAAACAAACAAACGAAATGATGCAAATATGTACGATGTAAGTACATATACAGATAAAGAATTATACAATATATTAGATTTAGATAGTCCAAGTGACCGTGAATTGGAAGCAAAGATTATATTTTTAATTAAGAAATATAAAAATATACAGAATGCGTCTGGTGATCAATTAGCTGATTTTTTTGAAAATATATATAAACGATTTTTTGAATCAGATGAGGATGAAATGTCTGAAAACGGGGACGAGGAGGATGAAATAGAAGAAGGATTTGAAAATATTACAGATGAGACAAATAATCAAGAAATGGAAAACGCAAGGCAGACGCAGACCCAACCAACAAACGCGGTAATGAATGTAAAGCAAATAGATAAAGCAAAGGCAGACAATATTGGGTATACAAAATCGCTTGAGTATGCAAATGACAAATTGAATCCATTGTTGCAACAAACAGTAAAACGAATCATAAGTATAGATAGTCAGTACCGGGATGATAAAACTACATTATCCACCGAATTTACATTTAATTTATCAGATCCATTAAAAGATGTCGTGTCCTTGAAACTATATTCAGTACAAATACCATATACTTGGTATACAATTAACAACAATTTTGGTAGTAATTTTTTTGTATTAAAAGGAAATGTAGATGGCATAGATAATGGAAATCACGATTATCAAATAGATATATCAGCGGGTAATTATAGCCCACAAGAACTTACAGATACAATAAATGAGAGTATGATAAATATTAGAAATGTATATACAGATGTAAGCTTTGGCAACACGAATATTTCATATAATAGGTTCAACTCGTTAATAAGTATGAATGTTGATATATATAAACAATACAATGAGACGAGTTATTATTTACAATTTCCAACGTGGTCATCTCCTGAATTAGAAGCCGAGAATCGTCGAGATACAATACCGAGTTTTCTTGGATTGAATAATGATAATTATAAAATGTTTCAAATCGAGAGTGCAAAAACGCTTCCTCTAACTGTTGGCGATCCAAACGAAGATTTAAGATTTACTATATCTAACACGAATAATTATTTTACAATATACAAATATATTGGAGATAACTACAACGAAGAAAACATAGGTATGAATGTAGATTTGTCGTGGAATATTGTATTAAGCAATCTAAGAGTGGGAGGAAGCTATACAAGAGGACAAATATCTGAGCAGTTAGATTTGGAACTAAAACGAAGTCCATATATATTATCATCTGAATCTGGTATATTCCGCGAGCTGGTTACATACGATGTACGTTATACATATTTTACATTAAAAATAAAACCAAATCGAGTTACAACAAACAATATAAGTAATTCAAAACTGCAGATTAAATTTCCATCAGAGGAATTAACAGATACAGTTATAAACTATATTTGGACGGGAAACAACTCGTGTTTCAGGTTTGCATCACAACTAAATGAGATAAATAATATTGTATCTGAGTATTCACCATTAGAATCGTCTACTATACAATATACGATACAATCGGACCCATATATATATTTATATTGCAATAAGCCGGGTTATGATGTATCCACAAACGCGTATAAAATACAAGTTCCAAATACAACAACCTTCCCATATAGGCTAAATAGTTATATTGACGTAATAAACAGTGGATTTATAAATGTGGACAATTCTAGTAATTTTACAACAGACAATACATTTGTAGAAATTGATACAGAAACTACATTTCAAGCGCAATTTGATTTAACCAAGACTATAACAACTGAAAATTTCCAGTTAGATCTCACCGGGAGCTTTTTAAATACCGTTTGTAAGTTTGCGACTTCATATGATTTAAGCGATAATGGTGGTGTATATACATCAGATCCATTTCCTTTTACAGATACATATGAGATACCAAGTACTGGTAAGTTAGCAATATTTAAAGCACGACAAGCGGGAAAAAATGTATCTGGCGAACTATTATTTGAAGTTGAACATCCATTGAATACAAGTGGTGCAAATAGAACTCCATATTTAACGGGAACAGAACGTACATTGGAAACAGTAATAAATCAAAAATTTTCGCAATTTCAAGATTCTGACAATGTGAACGTATTATTCGGTACTAATGTACGGTTTACAATTAATCCAAATAGTACAGTAACCGCAGTATTGACCGTTTCTGTTAACAAACAGTTAACAGAAGCAGATTTTACTGTTCAGTTTTTAGAGGACACAAATTATAACATAACAACAAATGATTTTACATTAGACTTATCCGGAGGTATTGGCAACATAGCAAACCAGTATATTACATATAACAATGACACAAATGAGCATTTTCTGGATGCTACACAAATTAGTAGCGGATTAGGAGTTTTATTTAATACATTTAAGTTATCAGGAGAAACGACATATGATTCGGAAACGAATAGTTTAGGTGTAACTTCAACTGCATATATACCACCAAATTCATCTGAAAATTATAGTATAGATTCCGACTATATTGCGTTTATATCATATAAAAATTTGGCGATACCACCATATTATGGAATATCCGTGCAATATGGTTCATCTGATCCGTATGGCTATTTAATACCATCTCCAACAGTGAGAAGTTATAATGACTTGCCAACCTTAGTATTGGCAATAAACAACCAATTTAAATTATTTACAGATTTATCTGGTTCAAATTTAACCATTACGAGTACAACGATTCAATATGAATATAACTGTACATTAAATATACAAGTAAGCCAACGATACAACCAAGATACCTGGTATAAAAATTTGAATATATCACGTGGAATGATAGATGTTGGTTATAGATTACAAGATAATGAAACGGAACCGGAACTATCATACATATCGACTAATGCATCACAATCAATTGCATTAGGTGTAAAGGGGAGTAGCCCAATCTCAGCAATAACATTTAATTGTACAGCGCAAAACAATAGATTTGAACTAATACCATATGATGAAGGCGTTATTAGTAATACAAATATAAATAAATTATCATTTACCTTACCATTAACAAATGCAGACGGTTCAAATATATTGTATACGCGTAGCACATTGTTAGAACAAATGAATAATACGTTTATAGGAACTATCGCAGAAGGTTCTAATATAAGTATAATAACAGATGAAGACGGAAAGGAATACACGAAAATTCGTATAACTATCAACAAAGAATATACATCAAAAGATTACAGAATAGTGTTTTATGACCCATATAGTTTTGTAAGATGTTTTTCTGGTGTAAATAGTGTAAGAAATGTCACGTGGGATACAACATTGGGCTGGATATTGGGGTTTCGCGAGTCTACAATATATTATTTATCAGATTATACTATATCTAGAAGCGCATCAATATTGGCGGATACAGGCATCAGTACAAATTTATTCAATTATTTTTTGATAACATTGGATGATTACAACCAGAATCATTTGAATGATGGTTTGGTAACAATCACGACAAAAGAGACAGAAATACCATTACCATCTTATGCAAATCGAACAAACTACATATGTGATCCAATAACAAAGGAGCTAACGTATAATACCACACTGCGGAAGGATTATAGTAAATTAACACAAAATCAAATATATTCACTAACTCAAATCGCGAATTCCAAAAACATAGCAAATCAAACATCTGGCGGCGAAGTATCTGCAAAGAATTATGGATCAGGACCATTCGCAAAAGATGTGTTTGGAATAATTCCAATGAAATTGTCCGGATTAAAAAACGGCGATTCATTTGTTGAATACGGCGGAACATTGCAAAATCAAGAACGGATATATTTTGGTCCAGTAAATATACAACGCATGACAGTAAAATTACTAGGTGATCGCGGAAATGTGGTAGATTTGAATGGTGCAAACTGGTCTTTTTCATTAATATGCGAACATTTATATCGCCCACAAATAAATGGTAAACAATAAAAATTTGTATGCGGATATGTATAATAGAAATGCTAATAAATCAGATAAACACCGCAGATCCAATACAATCAATGATTCATTTAGACCATCCTTTGCCAATGCCGCCACTAATATATGGATTAGACATGATCGGACTATTCGGACCAGTAATATTATTTTTAGTTAGTATATGGCAATTATGGGGGAATGGTGTATATTGGACAGCGAGTATAGTAATATTTGGTATAAATTTGTTTATAAATAAGATATTAAAGGTCTGGATAAAACAACCTAGACCAGTGGGTGGTCAGCGCTTGATTACATCTGAAACATATAGTGGTATAGAACAATATGGTATGCCATCTGGTCATTCACAATCCGTGGTGTGTTCAGTAACATTTTTATATTTAGTGAAACATTCGCCAATATGGTTGATTGTTGGAATCTTTATAGCAACTCTGACAATTTATCAACGATGGAAATATCGCCAACATAGTATAGAACAATTGAGTGTGGGTGCAGTAACGGGATTTTTAGTAGCATATATCGGTTATACAATAACTGCAATGGGAGTAACTGGACAAATATAAACAAGAAACAGAAAGTTTGGTGTATAAAAAAATAGGGGCAACTATATATAACAAGATGTCTCAAAGTGATTATTTAAAGTATAAACGAATATCGAATCAATTACGTATAGATAATCAAATCGATTCGGGAATGACAAAAACAAACCAGCCACCAGTATTTACATCACATAATTTGTTAAACTATAAACAATATGCTTTGAATAATACAATAGTGAATACAAAAAAAACATTAAACAAGCTAACATTAAATGGAAAACAGCGGGTGTATGATATGGATAAAATGGTAAGTGGGTGTCCGACATTTGTAGTATGTAAAGATACACAGACTCGTGCGAACCGAGTATTATCCGCGGGTGTGTTTTTCGATCCGACAAAAGAGGACTATGCAACAAGAAGTGCCCCGGTAACTATTCGTACATATTGGGATAGCGAACCGACAAATTTAAAAACAGAGTGTAAATGTGCTCCGGGAAGGCAAATTACAGATAGTAAATTATGTGCGTGCAAGATCGGGCGATTTGGTATTGTACGTTAATATTTGACCGACTAAAAAAGAAAATAAGAACTCAGTAAAAATCAATAGTAAAATATGATAATTGTACAGTAAATTATCATATTACAATATCGAGACAAAAATTCACTATTTAACTTATTATGATTACTGGTGTAAAACAATGGAGTCGCATATTGGTTAAAACGCATTGCTTATAGTTTTGAGAGGTGAATTGTAGTAATCGTAAAAGACGGTTTTAGATCAAAGATGGCACAAGCTACGAATATGTTTTAGATAAACGATTAGAAAAACTTAACTTCATTAGTAATACGTACCAAACAGTATGTATATTGTTTTTCATGCTCTCTTGAATAATGGATGGAATAATATTTCAGACAGATTATTAAATATTTCTTTCCAAACAATGAATGTACTATTGTTTTACACGACATTTCAGTTTATGATAAATTATTATTATTCAGAATGGTTATTATATTATCCAATTGGCTTTGTAAATTCGCATTTTTTGCTTTTAGTTCAGTTACGTTTGCTTCAAGTTCGATAACCTTTGCTTCTAATGCAGCAGTTTTATCCTTTTCTGCCAATTGGTGTTTGTCTATTTCTTGAATCGCTGAATGATGTAATGCAAAGATCTTGTCTTTATCTATCATATGCAAATCATCTACTTCTTTTCCGTAACAGAATACAGATGAATATTGTGTGTCAAATGTGAATGTGCCGTCGCTATTTCCTATGATATCTATTTGAAGATCTTGGTCTGAATCTCTGGTTTGTGCTTCTGGAAGTATAAACCTATATTTTACACCACTTACATCTGTTAAATTGGAGGACATTTTGTAAGTAATATTGTTATTTGCATCAATAATTTCCTCCCACGAGATATTTTCTAAGACACGATATTCGGAGGGTATGATTCTAGTGTGTAGAGTAACCGCCATTGGAAAAACCTCCCTTACTTCTTGTGCGATAAATCCAATTGTGTTATTAGTCCCTTTTGCTACCTCGTCTATATATTGATAATACCGAGTTGGTATATCTCTGACATATTGTAACGCCAAGTTATCAGGAACATCAACAATATTTTTTTTGATGCGTTGGTCACTAGTAAACACAATACTCTCGCAACCGATACCCCCTTCTGCGTGCAAGGAAATACTCCATGTGCTTCGAGCAAACGAGGTGTTGCCAGTATTTAGAGCAATATAACTTGCATATGATCCATAAGTCACAATTCCTTGTATATAAATCGGAACTGGCGCTACACCTGTGCCGTTAACATAGAGTCTGCCCGGAATAGTTGTGCGTTCACTAGATGTTCCCAAGACGATTTGATTGGACGCCGTAATTTGAGCACCGTATCCGAGTGCGGTAGAATAACTATATGTGGAAGAATTAG